ATCTCCTACGCCAGATACTGTATAATGAGTTGTCAAAGTTTTGACAGTTTCAGTTCCTGTAGATGATCTAATTATTACTTGTAAGTCTGTGTTCGCAAATATCTTAAATGTGTAAGCAAAAGCTGTTGTGCTACCATTACCCGAATATGAATTTTTTACTGTAGTTGAAGATATTGTCATATTAGAAACCTTTAAATGTTGATGATGGTTTAGTCAATAAAAAATCTTGATTGTAGTCTCTCTTCATCCTTCTTTCTAATCGTCTTAAAGTACCAGGGGATATTGTTTCCATAATTTGATACCCAATTAAATAGTCAAAAGCTGTTTTTAAATAAAACAAGTTTAAAAAAGGTATATTTGAAATTACAGCTCTATACGCTGCTCTTCCTGCATTACCACCTTCACCTCTTATACCATATTTAATTGCTTGAACAAGATCAAATGCAGTTAAAGGAACTGGTCCTGCAATACTACCAATTATATCGCCTCCTGATCTTGTTTCATTAAATAAAACATCTCCATATATACCAAGACCACCGCCTTGTAAAAAAGCCGAAGTAACAGTTTTAAGTTTTCTTGGATCTCTTGGTGATCTGCCTTTTAAAAAATCTTTAATTGTCATTGATAAATAACCTAATAGTCCAGATGTAACAATTATGGATGCTAAACCAACTATACCTCTTGATATATCTTTATTTGGTCCTTTAAAATAATCTATTTCTCTACCTAATGTTTTTTGAACAATAGATAATGGAAATGCTTTAAATTGACCAAAAAATCTAATTGCTTCTCCCATACCTGTGCCACCTAAAAAACCTTGTGTCAATGTAGCTCTGACTCTAGCATCAGGTTCTATAACAGCATAAATTGATCTATCTAAAAGCATACCAGAAACAGATGCTTTAAATTTATCTTTTTCTATTAATATTTCTCTTTTACTTAAATTATCTAATCCTGTAATTTTTTTTATATCTGCATCTGATATTTGATCTAATAAACCTATATTAATAAATTCTGTTCCATCATCTGCTTTTTGCATTGCTGTTTTTCTAATAATATTCCATTTAGTAGAATTAATATTATAAATATTAAACAAACTTTGTAGTTGAGGATTTAATTGATTAAATGTTAAATTTTTTTGTTTAGCAAAATAGTTTGCCATTCCTAACATAGAACCCTCTTTAAGTGTGTTAGTCCACCAAGATAATAAATTTACTTTAAAAAAAAATCTTTGAGTTTTTGTAAAACCTTTACTTAAGTTGTCTCCTACTTGGTATCTTCCTGCAACATCATAAATAAGATTATCACCTATAAAACCTAAACCTTCAGCAATATCTTTTTTTTGTTGTGTGTTTTTTATTCTAAATAAACTTTTTAATGCTTCAAACATACCACCTAAAAATGATCTGCCTTGATACCTCATTTCTGAACCATATAAACCTATGTCAGCAGCAGCAGAAACTGTAGCACCTCCTAATTTAGCCATAGAAGCTAAAGCTCTTAATATTGCAGAATATTTTGCAACACCAAAATTTTCTACTGTATAAATAGAACCATCTATAACTCTTAAATATTTATTAAACATATCTGGTGTTAAATCAGATTTTCTTCCTAATTTATTCAATCTATTTCCTACTGCTGTTCTTATTTTATTAAAATTATCTTGAGGTTTTGTGCCTAAAGTGTCCATAATGCCTATATTTCTTCCAGCAGTTTGTAGACCAGAAAAAAAAGATTCTTTTAAATTACCTACACCAAACTTATCGTTGTAATCAAACCAATCGTCAGCAGTTTTAAAATGTAAAACTCTTTTTGCAGATAAACCTGCTGCTTTTGCAACATCTGTACCTCTAGCAGTGGATCTGCTTCCAAAAGTAAATTCTGCACCATCAGATTTTAAATATTGATTTCTTACAAGTGAATTGTAAACAAATAGCATAAATTCTTCTACATCTTCTACACCTGCAAATGTTCTTTCTTGATCTAATTTTTCCATTACAAAATCTCTCCATGCTTTGTAATTTCTATTATAATTAATATCTTTTTTTGTTTTTAAATTAGGATCTACACCATCATCCATATCTTCTAATTTTTTTCCTAATACTTTTGCGGCATCTCTCACAAGATATGGATCGTGTGATTGTCTTACTATATAACCCCATAGTTTTCCAATATTTGCACCTCTATCATTTAATTTTATTCTAATCATTTCAGAATACGATTCTAAAAGTTCTGCTAATTTTATTATATCTGGATTAGTTTCTGTAACAGGAGGTCGCATACCAAGTTGTTCTTCCATACCTGTTTTTTTTTGATTTAACTCATACATTGTTCTAACAACTCTTCTTTGAGTTTCTTTATCCATTTTATCAAATAATTTTAAAACTTTTTCGTTTTTTAATTTTTGATTAAATCCTGCAATAAGTTGATTTACAGTTGCTTGTTGTTGTGTAGCAACAGAAGCTCTTGCACCTGTAACTCTTCTATTTGTTCCAACTAATATAGAAATTAAACCTTCTCCTGGATCATCATTAAAGTTATCAAATATATATTCAACATACTTTCTACCTTTAATTTCATTTTCAATAGCATTTCTTTTGTTAATTTTTTTTTGTAATTTTATTTGTTCAGAAACTTCCTGAGAAATTTTGTCTACATTTATTTCATCAATAGATGAAATTTTTTGTTCAGCTTGTGCGATCTTTATTTGATTAATGATTTCATCTTTTCTAACTGATCTGATTGATGATTTGGAAAGTAACGCTTCAACTCTTGCTAAACATTTTTTTGTCATAATTATCTTCCATTAACACAGTTTACGCCATCTTTTATAATTTCATCTAGTTCATCTGCTCTTTCATTAACTGTATCTAGTTCCTCTTTAGTTAATTTAATTTCAGCATCATCCTCTATTTCTATTTGTCTTGATTTTTGATTTTCTTTAATAGCATTTAATCTTACTTGTAAATTATTTATTTCGACATCAACATCTGAACTATTTTTATTTACAACATTTTGCTCTACATTATTAAGCTCTATTTGATCTGCTGTAGAATCAATTTTTTGTCTTACTTGTGATGTAGAAGCAGAATCTGCTGAATTTTTTAAAACAGGATCAGCACTAGAAATAGGTGATACATCTACAGGTTTTTCTAACAATAAATCATTTAAAGATTTTTCTAATAATATTTTTCTTGTTTCAGGATTTGTTTTTTCTAAATCTCTCATTATTCTTCCATTTTCAGGATAGTATTCTTTGTATAGATTTAATTCTTGGTCAGGTGTACCAGCTTCTTTCATTCTTTGTTTAAATTTACTAGCAGTTCTTAAATCTTTTAATTTACCTGCACCTACATGAAGTCCACCACCAAGTATAGTGCCAAATGTTATATTTAATAAACTATCTGCTAAACCATAATCAGCTTGTACTTCTTTTGCTACTCCATAAACAATAGGTTCTACAATAGTAGCACCGACAGCACCTTCTGTTACACCTTTTGCTAACCTTGCTTTAGTAAAACCTTGTCGTGCAACCAGTCCTGCAAATCTTGCTTGACCAAAGACAGGTATAAAAGATGCAGCAATATTAATAGGATCAAAAAGAGATACTCCTAATCCTGTAGCAAACTTTAATGCTCCTACACCAAAACCTTTTGGTCCTCGTTGGATAACACTTTGTCTAGCTCTTTCATCTTTTTTTTCTTCAACCATTATGTCTACAACAGATTGAAACTCATCTTCTTTAAAAAATAAACCAAGATCAGAATATTCTTTGTTTAATTCATCTCTTGATATACGAACTTGATTATCTTCAAGAGCTTGTGATCTTGCAGATTGCATATCATAATATGTTCCAATAGATGATAAGGGATTGAAGTTCCAGTTATCAGCAGCTACAGCACTTAATGTTTCTCCTAGTCTTGTAGAGTATTGATCGTAACCAAACTTTGCTGCGGTTTCATTTATATTTAATCCAAATCCTAATTGTGCCATTATCTTGTTCTTGTTAATTTAACTTGTTTATTATCTTCTCGTTTTTTTATTGTTTCAGAAACAGCAGGATAAGCTCTTCTTGGTTCAAGTTCTTGAGATTTAGTTCTTATGTCTAAATCCATATCTTTATCTGTTCCTGGTATTGTTAAGGATGTATCATCAAAAGTAAAAGATAAATATTCACCTTGTTGATTTTTTACAGGACCAAAAGAACCATCATTAAATACAATTCCATAAATTAAACCTGTACCATCTGCTGTATTTCGCCATTCACCAAAATTTTTAAGTTGATCAAGCATAGCTTCATTAAGTTGTATATCTGTTACATCTTCATCTATGGATTCAAAAGCTACCGCACCAAAATCTTCTACATAAAAATCTTTTATAAGATTTGCTTTTTCAACAATAAAATCTGCACTTGATGCAATAGATTCACCATTATAAATTAGTGGTACAAAAAAAGTATCTTGTATTTCAAAACTATTATTAATTAAATTATACGCATTTTTTTCTGCTGCACCTTGAGATGCTCCTGCTACCATTTCATTTAAAGCATAATAACTTAATACGTCTACAATGTTATCCATTTTATCTAAAGCAACACTTGTATTAAATCTACTACCTCTCATTACAACATCTTCAAATTCACTTAAATTTTCTCTAATGCTTCTTCTTACATCATTAAAGGTAATGTTGTTATCTTTTGCATATTTTTTTAATCTGTCTTGTTCATCTTTAGAATCAAAACTTAAAAATTTTTGTGTAAGATTAGGATTGTTAAAGAAAGAAGAAAGTTCAGCAGTAACAGGTAAACCTGCATTTGTTAATTGAAGCATAGCATTTGAGTTATAATCACCAAACTCTGCGTCTAAATTTTGTAACATTGCTACACGCATATTTTGATCGCCATTTACATATCGTTCAACAAAATCAGTTGCTTCAGATTTTGACATAACTTTTATTTGATAAGGTGGTTGACCCATATCTATTTGAGTTTGAACATACACTTCTGTCAACGCTTTTTTCTTTTGTAATCTTAAATCTGAATTATTTTCATTTTTTAATTCTT